GTAGTTACTAACCAATCTTTATCCGATGTGCTTGTTAAAACAAATACTCTCATAGTATTCTCCTATATATTAATTGTAAAAATCCCAGACTAATCCAACTACCTCGCTACCTCCCAAATAAGAAGATAGATAGACAATCATAATTAAATACTGAACAATAAAAAGGGTGCTATTAACACCCTAATGATTTAGATTGTATCCTTAAGACCTTTGACTTCCTTAAGAACTTCTGCTTTAGTAAACTGTCTTGATGAACTCTTAACATAAGGCTTATACTCTGAACCAATGACTTGCTTATGAGCTTCAAGTGCTTGAGTTCTAAAGGAATCTAGTTCCTCCTTGACTTTAGCGATACTCTTTAGATACATTGCTTTCTTGATAACTTTCTGTTCATCTATCTCTGAACCATTTGAATCCATTTCCATATCTCTTAGTTCGCTCAACCCTTGGGTATAAGAAGATTTAAGAAACTTGATTGAATTATCTACACCAAAATTAAACATTCTAATTAAAGTACCTTGAGAAGAATATTCTGGGGTGGAAGCGTTATCATTAGAGAATTGATTTAGTAGAACTTGTATTTGATTTAATTGTTTCATGGTTTATTCCTTTTATTGATTTATGAATGTCCTTATGGACGCTGTAAAGGAAACGTACTAAAGCCTTAAGGTCAACCTATCTTAACGACAGTCCTTTGACAAGAAGACAACACAACAAAGGACTGGAGACGCAATAGATGTACGACCAACGCCATCAGTAGTAGTACGAAGTGTTATAGAATCAACAGTGATAAACTCTAAGCGTGTTTAAGATGGGATTGACCTTAAGGTTTTCGTATGTTGGGATGGCAGTGGCCATAAGTACATTACCTTTATAAATCAATAAAAGGAATAAACCAGAGCTTGAAACAATTAAATCAAATACTTAGTTATACTTAATCAATTGTCTAATGATAACCTTTCTAGGAAGACTATTCTTCTCAAGGTACCAACCCTCCTCTTCCCCTTTCTTCCTGTAACCTTGGTGTAGATAATTCAATCAAGTTTCTTCAATCTTCTTTATAACTTACCCAAGGGTTAACTAAGATATATGTAAATGGTAACTCAAATTGTTTAGCTAAGATAGATAAACATAAAGTTATCATTGAAAGCAACGTATCTAAAGGGTGTTGATAAAGACAATGGTGGAACTCCTTTAGAAGTCAAGGACTTTAAGGTCATAAGCATGGTTCTGAGTATAAGCCTTATGTTAAGACAAGACTGTTTACTGAAGTTCTTAAGGAAGTCAAAGGCTTACGCGATACACTAAAGCATTTGGGTAGTTAATATCACCCTTGACTTGGATGTATTTAATCAATAATAAACAATGTACCATAGTCTAATGATTGTCTATCACTTAATCATTCATTCAAGGATACTACAGATACTACAGTCACTCGGGTATCTACTGCTACTCTAGAACCACTACAGGGGGGACCCGTGAGGTGAGTCAGACTGTAATATTAACAATCATAATCAGACGAGAGAAGAATCCGAGCTTTAGCGAGGGTTCTCTGAACGTAGTGAATAGGGTTTGGGTTTATTCAATTAATTAATGAGATATAGATATAAGTGTGGATAACTATGTGGATAACTAAGGTAATACTGTGGATAACTAACTCCGTGGTATTATTTAAGACAATTAAAGGTGTTTTAGCTTTACTTTATCTTGTTTATCAGCTACAATCAAAGCGTAGTTTAACTACTTAAGTTAACACGAGTTCTGAGGACACCTCCACTACCCTCCAAGAAGTAACTATTAGACTATCCTTCAACTGCTTCAGTTAATCTAAACGATTACTAAAGGCGGAGACAGAGAAGAAGACACTCAAATTCGTATTCACTTAAGTACAAGACACTTAAGTCTGGGACACTTAAGTTACTTAAGTCCAGAACACATAGGTCTAGGACACTTAAGTTACTTAAGTAACCATAACTATGTTTATTATGTTTAACCTATATGGAGAATTAAACAATGGCTAGAATGAAGAATGTCTCTACTAAGGTAGATGATAAAAGAAAGACTATGCCTCACTTGGTAAAGAAAGGTCAAGTTCTAAACCCTAAGGGAAGACCTAAAGGTTCTGTTAATAAATACACTCAACTTGCTAGAGAACTCTTAAGTTCTAGGGGAGAAGAGATTGTTGAAGTTGTCATTGCTAAGGCTCTTAAAGGTGATGTTCATTGTCTTAAGATGTGTATGGATAGAATTGTTCCTGCTCAGAAAGCTGTAGAGATTAAACACACTAAGTCTGAGGATGGTCTTATTATTAATGTTGGGACCTCAGCTCAGATTGAAGAGATGGCTAAAGATAAGGTTCTTAAGAATCCTAAGACTAAGAGAGATGATGTTGTCATTGCTGAGTTAGTTGAAGAAGATAACTAATGGGTACTTTGAATGTTGAGCTACATCCTGCTCAGTTAGATATATTCAACTCTAAAGCTAGATTTAAGGTTGTTGCTGCTGGAAGGCGCTTTGGTAAGAGCCGTTTAGCTGCTTGGATTCTACTTATAACTGCTTTACAATCTACATCTAAGGATGTCTTCTACATTGGTCCTACCTTTCAACAAGCAAAGGATATTATGTGGAATATGTTAAAAGACTTAGGTGGAGACTTGATTGCTGATGCCTATGAAAACACAGCTCGTTTAACACTAACTAATGGTAGAAAGATATTCCTTAAAGGTTCTGACAGACCTGATACCTTACGTGGTGTTGGTCTTGCTTATGTTGTTATGGATGAGTACGCTTCAATGAGACCTGATGTCTGGGAGATGATTATTCGTCCTACATTAGCTGACGTAAGAGGTGGTGCTATGTTTATTGGTACACCTGCTGGTAAGAATCACTTCTATGACTTATATATGGAAGCTAAACACGATGATGACTGGGAGGTCTTCTCTTATAACTCTACTGATAACCCTTATATACCAGAAGATGAGATTGAGGCTGCTAGAAAGTCTATGTCATCTATGGCATTTAGACAAGAGTTCGAGGCATCCTTTGAAACATTCTCTGGTGGTATCTTTAAAGAGGAATGGTTCTTACAAGGTACTGAACCTGAGGAAGGAAACTACGTTATTGCTGTGGACCCTGCTGGTTTTGAATCTTCTGAGAAGGAAAGGGGACTTAAATCATCGAAATTAGACGAAACGGCTATTGCTATTGTTAAGGTTGATAGAGATAAGTGGTGGGTTAAAGATATTATGCACGGAAGGTGGTCTATTAAAGAGACTGCTAACAAGATTCTTAAAGCTGCTGCAGTAAATGAGGCTACTACAGTTGGTATTGAGACTGGTTCTTTGAAAAACGCTATCATGCCGTACCTAGAAGATGAGATGAGGTCCAATGATAGGTTTATTCACATCGATGAACTACGTCATGGTGGTAAAAAGAAGGCAGAACGTATCACTTGGTCACTCCAAGGACGTATGGAACACCAACAAATCACCTTTAATGAGGATAAAGACTGGAGATTCTTCATATCACAGATGCTAGATTTTCCTTCACGTCTTTCACACGATGACCTGTTGGATGCCTTGTCCTATATAGACCAAGTGTGTATTGCAGACTTCGCCCACTCTATACAATTTGATGAAGAATGGGAACCTGAAGACGTTATTGCAGGTTATTGATTAAATTAGCTGATTGTTACGTTTACTTTATGTTATATTACGCCTAAATTCCTATGGAAATCAATGACTTATGTTCGATAGTAAGGAAACAAAGTATCAAGCCCTAGCTTCATGGCTGAATCATCGGTTAGAAGGTTGGCGCACTCACCGTGATATTAACTACGTTACTCAATGGGATGAATACTACAGACTTTGGCGTGGTATGTGGCTGCAATCAGATAGAACTAGAGAATCTGAGAAGTCTAGAATTATTTCCCCTGCTCTACAACAAGCTGTTGAATCTTCAGTTGCTGAATTAGAAGAAGCTACCTTTGGTCGTGGTAAATGGTTTGACATTCAAGACGATATGTTAGACCAAGACCCTTCAGATGCTGAATATGTACGTAACTTACTACAAGAAGACCTAGAAAAGACTGGCGCTAAAGATGCTATCTGTGAAGTCTTCTTAAATGCTGCTATCTACGGTACTGGTATTGGTAAGATTGTAGTTGAACAGAATATCGAGCGTTCTCCAGTTGAAGTTCCTGTTGAAGGTACGATGACTTCTACTCGTCAACTAACTGAAAGACCTTCTATTGATGTAAAGATAGAACCTATCTCTCCTAAGGAGTTCTTAATTGACCCATCCGCTAATTCAATCAATGATGCCCTTGGTGTCGCGCATGAAGTCATTAAGCCGAGGTATCATGTTGTTGATGGTATTAAGTCTGGTATTTATCGTGATGTTCCCCTTGATGGTGATTATGATACTGTACGCTTTGGCTTCGACCCTGAAACCAAAATGGCTGATGAGTCGGATTCAGTAAAGATTACAGAATACTGGGGCTTAGTGCCTAAGAGATTCTTAAAAGCTAGTAACGATAAAGACGACTTTGAATATACTAAAAAAGATGAGCTAGTCGAAGCTGTCGTTACTCTAGTTAATGATGAATATATCCTAAGGGCTGAAGAAAATGCCTTTATGATGATTGATAGACCTTTCATTGCATACCAACACGACATAGTTCCTAACAAGTTCTGGGGTAGAGGTGTGTGTGAGAAGGGATATAATCCACAAAAAGCATTAGATGCGGAAATGAGAGCTAGAATTGACTCACTTGCGCTAACAACTACACCTATGATGGCAGCTGACGCTACTAGATTGCCTAGAGGTGTCAAGTTTGAGGTTAGACCTGGTAAAACAATACTAACGAATGGTTCACCACGCGAAGCTTTAATGCCTTTGGACTTGGGAACCACAGACCAGAGTACATTTACTCAGGTCGCCTCATTACAAAACATGATACAGATGGGAACTGGCTCTGCTGATGTCGGTACTGCTGATAGAGCTACCTCTTCAGGTATGTCTATGGCACAATCTGCCAGTATCAAGCGTCAAAAGCGTACATTAATGAACTTCCAGAACACTTTCTTAATCCCAATGATTAATAAATCAATGTGGCGTAAGATTCAGTTTGATGTTGAGCGTTACCCTGTTAATGATTACAAGTTCATACCTTATTCAACTATGGGAATCATGGCTAAAGAGTTAGAAATGACTCAGATGGTACAAATGTTACAAGCTATTCCTAAAGATTCACCTGCTTTTAATGTAATCTTACTTGCTATGATGCAGAACTCCTCTATTCATAACAGAGACCAGATTGTTAATTCCCTTATGCAAGGTAGTCAACCTAATCCTGAGCAACAACAGATGCAAGAGTATCATCATCAACTACAGATGCAACAAGCTCAAGCAGATATTGCTAAAACTCAAGCTGAAGCTGAAGAAGAGAAAGCTAAAGCTTCTAAATGGTATGCAGAAGCTCAAGAACTTGCACCTACTGAGATTAAGATTCAAGAAAAGATACTTAAATTACAGAAAGATTCTATTGCATTAGAGAAAACTAAAGCTGATATTCAGAATAAGAACTCTGAGACTGCTAGAAATGTACCAGAAGTAGAGCATTTGAAGTCAGAGACTATATTAAACATGGCTAAAGCTCGAGAAGCAGCAGCTAAGACACCTATCATAGGAACTTATCA